GTCATGCTCTCGTTCGATACGCTGTGACTGGATACGCCTTCAGAGCCGATGCGATTGTAGCGTGCTACTGTGACTTCTACGACAACATAGGATAAGGCATCTGGGACAGTGGACTGACCAAGCATCAGCATTAGCCTTTGCTCAGTCAGTGCCATTATTGTCTCGACCTTATCCTGTATTGCTTCAGTAGGATTATCTAAACCAAGCAATATAAGGATTTTGTCTAGCATTTAAGCCCCCTTGGGGCTTTAGCCCCTTTACACTATTAGTTGGAAGACATAGTGCCCTTGAATACACCTGCAAGGTCTTCTGCGTAGAATTTAACGCCTGTCATCATAAGGCTTTCGATACCTGCCATAGAAGTGTTGACATGGTGGCAGATGCCTACAAGACCGCTTTCGTCAGCAGTCATGCCGAATTCCTGTCCTACTTCGCCAGTTGCAGGTACATAAGCACCACGCAGGTTAGCCTTGGAAGTGGAAATAACTGTACCTGCTGTTACGTTTGCGCTGAAAATAACTGTGCCAAGACCAAGGAAGTCCTCTACATAGTCGAAGCCAAAGGCATTCTGTGTAGTGATCTGTGCTGTGCCAAGGTAGTTGGCTACATCAGCAGGGTTAACGAAGTGGATAGGCTCTCCGTCTACATCCTCGAAGTATGTGTGGACAGCAGACCATGCCTGTGCCAACTGTTTCTGGAATGTATTCTGTGCAGTTACTGTGCCTGTGCCTGTTGCAAGTGCTGTGAAGAATGCACTCTTGATAGCCGTTCTGATACCACCGACAAGCGCACGGTCTGTATCGTAAAGTGCATTCTCTCTACCTGCCTTCTGGATAGCCTGTGCTGTTACGATCTTTCTGTAGAAGTCAAGCGACAGCGTTGGGCTAACCGCTGTTCTTTCTACCTCTGTCAGCGGTACTGTTTCCCCGGAAGCAGGCTGTTTTCTGATTGATCCTTTGATTTTTGACTTATAGACATTAATTGTAGTTCCTGCTGGCATAGCGTACATATCATTTACGCCAAGGATTTCCGACAGGCTTCTAATGCCCTTTGCAAGATTAGAAGCAAGGTCTACGCTGATAGCAGGTGCTACATCAGATGCTACTGTAGTGTACTGAATTTCAAGTGCCATGATTTATCTCCTTACTATTTGTTCTGGAACAGGTCAAGGTTTTCTTCGATTGCTTTCAGCCTTGTTGCCCTGTCCTTAATTGATAAGATTTCTTCTTTTGACATAGCAGACGCTGTGCCCTTCTTCGGCTCACTACCTGCTAACTTTTCCCTTACTGCGTTTTCAACAGCCTTCTGGAACATACCACTAAATGCCTTTACCGCATCGCTTGTGCCTTCTGCCGTGTCTGTCACCAATACGCTTACGATCTCGTCTGGTATGGTCAGCCCATCAGCCTTAAGCATCTGCCTTGCCTGTGACATCATAGTGTGGTGTGCCTTCTCTGCTTTGAGTGATGCAAGTTCGTCTTCCATCTGCTTGCGCTCATGGTCAGCCTTTTCCTTGTCATTCATCTGTGCAAGTCGGTTGGCTTCTTCGACCTTGGCTACCGCTTCGGCTATAGCCTTGTCCTGTTTCTCCTGCCATGATGCAAATTTCTTGTTGATGATCGCATCCACATCAGCATCGGTGTACTTTGCCTGTGGCTCGTTTGTAGTCTGTGCTACGTTTTCGTTTGTCTGCTCTGCCATATTCTTTTACCTTCCTCTCTTTAAAGTCATAAGAGCATTGACTTACCCTGTGCTTTTAACCACTTCAAGGCTTGGTGGTGTGTTCCCACAAAGTTGGCATGGTGTAGGAGTTGCACCTACTACACTTTTCCATGCACGATAAAAGGGGCATTTCAGCCCCTTGACAACATCAGCATTTTACCCAAGTGGGTGCTGTGTCTTTATCAGTATTTCGGCTGTTCTATCAGCACAATGTCTTCATAGGAAAAGCCTGGCACTTCCTCGCTTATTTCGTCATACTCTTCAAGCAGTTCTTTGATGCCGTTTTCATCATAGCCGTATTTTATTGCCTTGGCTCTGAATTCTTCCCTTGTCATTGCTTTGCCCTTTTCTCTATGATCTCGCCTACTGTCCTTGCTATAGGTCTAGGCTCTGGGTTGTTAAGGTATTCCGCATATGCTTCTGCGATGAATTCCTTTTTATTTTCTAGCGCATAACTTGATAGCCCTGTCTTGATTTCGCTACTTGACAGCGAATTGTAGTAGTTGGTCAGTTCGCTATCTCTAGCAAGACCTAGCGCATAGTCAAGTTGATGCCCCATCTCATGGTCAAATACTGACTTAACTGTATCACAGCCTATAGGATGCCATCCAGACTTCACATCATTTTTCAATGCTTCGGTCATCTTGCCATAGTCTGCCCATGTCTTATTAACGAATATACCACCGAAGCGCCTAAACTCTTCTCGGTTATTCCTTGCAAAGGCATATACATTGCTACCGATGCGTCCTATTGTCTTGCTTGCAAGGCTCTGCGCTCGTTTGTCGCTCACACCATACTTCTTCTTGTAGTAGTCGGTCATGTGTGCCTTAAACAGTTTATTGGCTTCTTGACCATTACCGACCATCTGCAAGCGATCTTTGACCTTGTCACAGAATTCTATGCCACGCTTGAAACTCTCATTCATTGCGTTTGCTGTCTCGATGCTCACACCCTTGTAGTGCGCTTCAAGTCCAAGGCTGTTGGCATAGGCTTCTGCTTCGGCTGTGTTCTTGGCAGGTGTGAATGCATCGGTGCTAGGTGCTTCTGTCTTTGGTATTGATTGTACTATTTTGTCATACCAAGATTGTCGCTCGGTAGGCGACATTTGATCCCATTGTGCTGTTGTACCGCCCTGCGCCAAATAGTTAAGCCACGCATTGTAATCGTCTTCATTCATGTGTGGTGCTGTGGTGCAATGGCAGTTAGGATGAATAGGTGGTGCGTTTTCCCCCGGCTTCATGTCCTTTACCTTGAATATCTTGCCATCCATGTCTCGGCATATAGGGCACGCTCTTGGGTTGACCGCCATGAATTCGTATTCATCAAAGCCGTTGCGCTCATAGTTGTCTTTTGCTACATCGGTCTGTATGCGTCTTAACTCTGTCCTAGCAAGTCTGTTGGCATCCCTTACAGATACATCAAACTGTTTGCGCAGGTTGGTTGCCATCTGTCTGCTACCGATACCTGCTATAAATCCCTTTTGAAGTTCTATGGCAAGGTTTGACCGCAGGTTATCCATATGCGACCATATGCGTTCGCTAAAGTTCGCATTGTAGAAGTCTGCATTTACTATCTGCTTGGCTGTCTTTACTACCTCTGTCTCTGTCAGAGTATTGCCAAGAATACCGCTTTGTCTGATGATCTCCTGTGTGGCTCGGTCTGTGGCTATCTTTTCCCAATGCTTGTCAATGTCATTAGTGCCATCAACTAACTTTAGTCCAATCATAGCCTTTAGAAGTTCAAGCCTGTTTATTTTCATTGTAGCGTTGTACAGACGCATTTCTGCGTTGGCTCTGTCAGAAAAGTCTTTATCCTTGACATATTCCTTGGCTAGGCGCTGATATTCTTCTATATCAAGGTTGCTGACCCTTTTCTTGGCTTCGGTGATGTCAATGCCTTCTGCATCGGCATACTTGCCATAGAACGCATTTATTTCCCTTTCAGCCCACCTGTACATATCGTTATATATGCGGTTGATCTCGGCTAGTTCTTCATCCTCGGTACGGATGTAGGTTTCTCTCTGCTTGGCTTCACGATCTCGCCAATATTCGCCATTTGCCATTAACCGCATCAATTGGCTTCTCGTTAGTGCCATTGCTATTCACCCCAAATGTTATCTACTACGCTTGGTGTCTGTTCTGCTTCAAGCCTTTCTATTTCATCGCTTACGTTATCGACAAGTGACAGCGCCTTCAACTGTGTTTCCTTGCTGACTACACCTTCAAGGCTCTTGGCTACTTCTGCTTCGCTTTCAAGGTTGGCAGGGTAGTTGGCGGTAAATCTGATGTCGATACCTGCCCATGCATCTTTCGGCACTTTGTGTATCTGCGCTACAGGGTTGCTGAATATGATCTTGTAGCGCTCTGTCATTGCACTTGTAAAGCGCCTTGCCTTCGCTACAAACAGATTAGACATTGCTTCAAGTTTGTACCTTAAGGCAATCCCGGATGCTGTGCCGAAGTTTTCATCGCTGATATTGGCGACCATGCACATCTGGAATATATCTGCCTTAAGTCTTTCAAGCAGGTGTTCCTGTGATGTGTCGCTTTCTGGCTTGCCCATGAATTCAACCACAGGCACATTGCCTTCGCTTATGTCACCTTCAAAGTTGATGACCCTTGTTGACCTCATGTGGATGGTGTCATCATCATCGACCCTTGCACCGATTATCTTCATATAGGCATCTGCGAAGTAGTCAACATCATTCGCCTTTTCAGACAGCGCCTTGTTGTAGGCATTGATCGCTGGCATAGCGCTTTCAAACAGCCCCATGCGCTCATCGTTGGCGATGTACTCAACAGCAGGTACATACGAAAAGCCATGTCTATGTTCTTCGCCTTCATAATGAAGCGCACCTGCATCAAGGTAGAAGTGGTATACATTCTCTTTGTCTGAATATGATCCACGCTCTGTGCCTTCGCTATCGGTGTAATACCTTACGAAGTACATTGGTCTTTCAAGGATGCTGTCATCTACTACCATGAAGGCTTCAAGGTCAGACAAATAGGTTATACCTATTTCGCCATCTTCCTTGTTGTAGTACATCTCAAAGGATGCCCCGGATATATCACACAACTTGCTTATCTCGGCATTGTTGTTGTCACCATCGTTGGTAGCGTTCAGATAGTCTATGTATTCCGTTACCGCTTCATCCTCGCTCGTTACCTTGACAGGAATACCAATGAAAAAGCCATTGAATGTATCGGTGATGTACTTGGCAAAGTTCACCGCTATACGATTGTCTGGCTTATAGGCTGGCTTCGGTGGGTACTGGAATATTTCATACCTGTTCTCATATGCGTTCTGCAAAGGTCTTGAATACCTTGCCACATACTGTTTGTGCTTCTGGATAAGTTCCCACAGTTTTGACAGCGTCATTTCTGTGCCATATGGTAGTCTGTAAATCATAGTCCGTGCTTAATGCTCCTGTTCAATGTCATTGGCTTCTTGCCTAGTTGCCGTATTGCTGATGCTAAACTGTCGGGGCAATCATCGTGCTGTGCGTGTTCGTTGTAGTCTAATATCTCCGCTATGTACTCTGGGTCTGTTGCGTCAAGAAAAAACACCTTTGCCCAATTCTCTTTTAGGTAGGTGCTTATCTTGATGTGCTTGTTCATCTTTTCGTGGTAGGTGTTGCTGATGTCGCCCCTTGCTTTAAGGGTCTTGTCTAAATAACCCTTGTCTGCGTTGCGCTCTGTCCATGTTGT